TGTCTTATAGTTGCGGCAGTTATAAGCAAGCTAGCACCATACCACAATGCCGCATTCGTGCACCTGTCCTTTTGTGAATGATAAACGGATGGTCCGGCTGGGCCGCTACCGCACATTCTTGATCAAGTACACGAGCAGCACCGGCACGCCGACGGCGGCAATCACGAAGCAGGCAATCCACAAATAGAATTCCATCCTTATCCCCTCCCCTTTATGAATGGCTGTCCTGGCGCTTCTCTACCGGCGAATCCTGGCGATGTCGATCAAACATGTTCGGCTTGTGCGAGCTGTCGCCCAGCATCTGAATGCCGCTGCCCTGCTCTTTTTGCGCTGGCGTGGGCTCGATCTTGGCCACGGGCGCGGGGGCTTCCCTATTCACCTCTGTATAAGGATTGAAGCGCGGGGCGTTCATTTCTTCCCGGCATTGCGCTTCCGTCATCTGAATCCGCGTTCCCTGTTGGGTGTAGGCATGGCAGGTGTGACGATTGGCGATGAAGGCGACGGCTTGCGGCATCTGCCTGACCTGGCGCATCTGGTCATACGCCGGCGCGGTTTCGGGGCGACCTGCTAGGCGTGGGTTTTCCGCTTCAAACAGGCTGGCGGCGGTCACGGCCGGTTGTGGCGCAGCGGCGGGCTGTGGCAGTGCTGGCGCGGCATCGGGCGAGGCCTGGGCGTTGGCGGGAGCCGGCTTGCCGGCGTCCGGGTCCATCTTGTCGCTGATGGAGCGAAACGACAGCCAGCCGAGGGCAAGCACGGTCACCAGGGCAGCGCCCAGCAGCCAGACATAGCCGGGAATGCTCTTGCTTTGCTTCAGGTGCAGCGAGGCCGACTTGTATTGCTCGAACGCTTTCTTGGGCAGCTTGTAGCGTCGGCGGGCGGCAACGTCGCGCGAGGCCTTGGACTTGGGGTCGCCGCATTCCGACCATTCGTAGAGCTGGCGGCCGAGCGCCATATTGCGGATGTGCAGATGGCGCCCGATCAGCGATTTGATATTGGAGTCGATCAGGTGCGGCCCCTGGGTGATCAACCAGAAATCGACGCCGGTATGGCGGTGCGTTTCGAACGCGGCGACGATGTCCGGCACCTTGGACGCGGCCGAGCGCGGCCGGTAGACGTTCTGCGCTTCGTCGATGACGATGATGGCGTTCGGCGGGAAGGTGAACACCGGGCGCGTGAGCGTCGGGTCTTCCGGCAGCGCAACCTGTTCCGTCCATTCGGCAATCGGCGGCGTCGGCTGGTGGGTGATCTTCAGCTCGGGAATGCCCATCACGAACAGCGGCCGGTTGCCGACCTCTTCCATTAATAAGGAGACGGCCAGCGCGGTCTTGCCCGCCCCGGGCTCTCCGGTAATCAGCGTCAGCATGGATCAACTCCGTTTGAATTCGATGCGTTTGAAGACGTTCATGGACAGGCGGAAGGCGAACGCGCCAATGACGATGCCCAGCGCTTCGCCCAGGCCGGCGAGGCCGAGCAGATTGGCGGCGATGGACGGAATGCCGCTGAGATTGGCTTGTATCGCCTGATTGAGCTGATCGACGATCAGTTGAATGCCGGTGTAGGTGACGACGGACAGCCCCAGGCTGACCAGGATCTGGCCGATGATGGGCTTGACCATGCCGACCAGGAACGAACTCATGGTGGCCATTAGCTACCCTCCCCCTTTCTGGCACCGAAGATGATGAAGTACGCGACGATGACGGCGGCCAGGAGGATCAGCGCGCGAATGGCGGTGGCGAACTTGCAGAACCATTCGAACGAGTACGAGAAGTGCTGGCCGTTCGACAGCGTGAATTCGTAGTTCGGCGGACAGGTCGCCGGCATGGAGAAGGCTTTCGGGGAGAACGAGACTTCCCGCTTTTCCTCTGGGATCGGCACGGTAGGCGGGTCGCCCCACTTGCTGCAGCCGATGGAGTCGGGGTACTTGTCGCAGTCGGTTTGCTGAGGCTCTGACGGTGGCGGCTTGTTGGTGGTGCTGGTCGAGGTGGACGTTGAGCAGCTGCCGGCCCCGGTGCAGCTGTTGACCGTGGTGGTCGAGGTGGTGCTTTGCTCGAAGCCGATGGGCTTGCCCATCAGACCGCCCCCGGTGGGCTTGTAGGTGGTTTGCGTCTGCGTTTGCGTGGTGACGGTGGAGCCGTCGGGGCGGGTTTCGGTGCTGGAGCCGATTACGGTCTTGGGGCCGGTCACCGGATCGCCGCTGACGCTGGATTCGCCGGCATCGTCCATTTCCAAGATCGTGCCATCCTTGGCCACCGCTTCAATCAGCGGCTTGTACAGCTTCAGAATGACGTCATCGGCCATCGCATCGACATCGGCGTCGTTCACCTTGCTTCGCGGCACCGGCGTGCGGAGGGGAATGCTGGGGTCAGTCTGTTTGAAGTGGAGATCGGCCACGACGCCGCCGCATATCGAAACCACCACCGCGTCGGGTTTGGTCTCGTATGAGGGGAAGTAGTATTGTCGGTTGCAGCTGTTTTTATGATCGTCGTAAAACCGATCCAGGCAGGTGGAGAGCGATTTCGCCTTCGGGTAATCCCAGCAGGCCACCGGATAGTCGGGGTTGTAGCCCTGGTACGGGTCGCGCCCGCTGCCCGTGCCGGTGGAGCCGGCATTGGTGGGCCGGGTCCATTCCTGGGCGTCGCCCATCCATTCCCAGCCCTTCTCGATGGCGTAATCAATGGCGATGCTGGCCGCCGCGCCGCCGATCATGCCGCCGAGCCCGCCGCGCATGTTCTTGCGCAACGCCGGGCCGATGCGTTCGGACAGCGATTTCGCCGGGATTTTGTAGTGATCGAACATCCGGCCCTGAATCATATTGGATTCCATGCCGTAAGCGATCTGCGTCGTGACGCCGAGGGATTTTCGGTCGTCCAGATAGACTTTCATGATGGTGCCGGACAGGCGTTCTTTATCCGCCGCGGTGGTGGCCTTGCGGGTGATCTGGTCGCCGTAGCGGTAATAGGTGCCGACCTGATAGCCGCCGGCCTGCGCCGGGGGAACGAGAAGGCCGAGCAGCACGGCCAGGAACAGGATGGGCGGGGTGGTCATTTGAGGATCACCCAGCCCGCCAGGATTACGGACAGAAAGCCCGCCAGGAAGTAGACGCTCATGTTTGCAAAGTCCTGCGCAAGACAACGATGCCCCAGGCGATGAAGGCCGGCAGCAGCACCAACCAGCCCAGCGCCACGCCGTCGCGAACCTGTTCGGCCGGGTTGCATTCCGGCAGCTGGGGCGAGATGGAAATGCTGGAGGTTAAAACGGCCCGTTGCGGGCCGTTTTGGTAGGTGTTCAGCTGCCAGCCGGCCCCGGTTTTTTCAAAGGCGCTATAACCGGTATCCGAGAGGCGCGGCGCGGTGGCGCTGTAGTAGGCGTCTGCCGCGTCAGCCAGATTCGAATAGCAGGCCGTGCCGACGCTGTAGCCCATGTCACAGCGCCTTGCGCAGCCACTTGAAGCCGAAGATGCCGACGATCACCGCCAGCACCAAGCCGCCCAGGATGGCGGCGTCCTTGCCGGCGCTGGTGATGGAGGCTTTGACCTCTTCCGGCACTTCCGCCAGCGCGGAGGCGGCGACGGTGGTCATAGCGGCGGCCAAGGCGGCGCGGGAGCCGTAGCGGCGAGCGATTTCACGGAATTTCATGTTGTTCTCCTTACGATTACGCGCTGAGCGCGGGATGTGCTACGAGGTAGCACGGTGCACATCGAATTGGCGTGGCCAATCGAATTCAGTTAGTGAATCCAGGGTGAATCCGATGGCGGAGAGGAGCCATCAAAGTCAGCGCTGGAGTCCTGTTCATCTAGCAGTCCGTCCCGGAATGCGGTCCGGCTGGCTATCCGGATTTCGGATCGCGTACAGTTATTGACACGAGTCCAAGGGCGGCTTGCGCCGCCATATGCCTCTCGCTGCGCTCGCGTCACATGGCCGTCGGCTGCGCCTGTCTGTGTCGTCAACGTCCATGTGTGTACGCGCGAAATCGTGATGTCGGTCATCGGAACATCCAAAGCGGGATGCTGGCCGAGGCTGAGCTCGACGCCGCGCACGATGGCGGATTCCTCGCCATAGCGATTCGTGACGGCTTCACGGTATGGCCGGCACCGCAGGTCTTTGCGGGAGATTTGCGCCCCGCCCTGGAGCCGGACGTATTCCGCCCAGTCGCTGGCATCGGCGGCATGCGCCAAGGGCGCCAGTTCGGCGCGCACTTCGTCGGGGTCCAGCCGGCGCAGCTCTCGCCAGACCGTGACCGGCACGCAGCCGATTTGCTGGAACTGGCGAATGCCCCACCCTGCCCAGGCTTCGACCCGGAGCGCGGTTTCGCAGAAGCGGGCCGGATTGGATGGGCTCGACTCGCCGTCAAAGTCCGGCAGGTCCTGGCCGGAAGCGGCGCGGCCGTCCACGTTCTTGGATATGTATTTGGCGACATAGCCGCAGGCGGAGCCGCGCACCATGTCGATGCGCTTGAAGGTGCAGCGGCGACGCCATGCGCCCTTCTCCAGCGGATCTATTTGCAAGGCGTAGTGGCGCAGGATGCGGCGGATTTCCTTGCGTTCGGCTTCATCGAAGAACAGCACCATGTGCCAATGCGGCGTGCCGTCGTGATGCGGTTCGGCCACGCGGAAGCCGTACACGCGGATGTCCTTGCGGTGGAGCTTGGCGCGGGCGCGGGACCAGACCCGTTGCAGATGGGCTTGCGCCTCGCGCGGGCCAACCTTGGGGTCATAGTTGGGGTTCGGCGCGCCAGACTTGGAAAGCCGCGCATGGTAAGCTCCTGGGCAAGTCAGCGTGTAGAAGTCGCAGGCGTGGCCCTGCTCTTTCGCGTAGGTCTCGAAGCCGCGCAGACGGACCATCAGTTCGGCGCGGCGGATGATGGGGTTCGACGGCGACACCGCCGCCAGATCGGCAAGACTGAATTCTTGTCCCAGCTCGTTGACGACAAGAAGCGTGGACAGCAATTCATTGTTGCGGCGCTTGCGGGCGCGCTTGCGCTTTACGGCGTCGTCTGAGGCGTATAGCCCGGCGCGATTATGCACACGTCCGGCAAGTCGGGCTCCTCGCTCCGCAAGACGAGCGTGAGCCGTCCTAATCTGGCGACGCCAGAATGATGGGTCAGCGGCGCGACTCCATACGCTTTCTTCTGTGTGCGGCTGTCGTGTCCAGTCCGGTAGGTGAAGATGGTAGAGTCCGGCCAGCGCTTCGACATCAGCAAGAGAAGCGCCACACCGCCGCAACCAAGTCGCACGCCGAGCAAGTGCCTTCGCCTTTTCATGGATGGAGTCCTCGTCCAGGAGCAGACGGCGAGGCATGCCGATTTCCCGGATCGCCTCTGTCGTCAGGTTCAGCCACGCGTTAGCCTCGGGGCTGCGCAGCCAGGATGCCGGCGTCGCGGGTTGCGCCAGCCGGGCAAGCCATTCATCGCTGATGGTATCCGTCAGCGCCGACGGCAAGCCCTTCAGGTGCGGCTTGAGGTAGGCGCGGTTCGGGATCAAAAGCGAATGGATGTTCACGGTTACAACTCCACGAATTCCATGGGGGTCAGGAAGGTCAGGCCCTTGGGTGTGCGATAGATGGCCAGCTGTTCGGGCGTGTACTCGTTGAAGAACTGCGCGCCCAGCTTGTCGAGCTCGACCTTTTCGGAAGCCGTCAGCTGATTGAAATGGACGCGGTTCCAGTCCCAAAAACGGGGGCTATGCGGCATCAGCTCGGGCAGATTGGGCGCGAAGTTCATGGTTAGGCCGCCTTGTCCTTACCCGGGGCCGGAACGCGCTGGGTGACAGCTTGGCCGATGAGCTTGGTGCACTCCTCCACTGCGACCAGCTGGGCGTCCACGGCCAGAGAGTCGTAACGGTCCGAATAGATCGATGTCGGGGACAGCATGTAGAAGCCCGGCTGGTAGGGCTTTTGATCATCCGGCAGGCGCAGCTTTACTTCCGTCGGGTAGCGCTTGAGGCTGCTGGTATCGGGATCGAACAGATGGGCGTAAACGACCTGGTTGCGGATTTTCCAAGGCTGGCCGTTATCGCGGGTTCCGGTGCGCTCTTGCACGTCGGCGCGCTCTACTTCGATGACGATCATGTCGGGACTCCCCTGCTAGAATTGGTAACGAAAATCACGAATCATGACCAGCTGGTCATGGCAAAAATAGGCTAGCATGACCAACTGGTAATGCTCAACGGGGGACTGACATGCGTCTAAGCACCGACTATCTGAAAGAAGCAATGGAAAAGATTGGCGAAGATAGCCAAGCAAAGGCCGCGAAAGTGCTCAAAATCACCCCGACAGCCTTAAGCCGGTATCTGAATGGCGAGCGAACGATGGATGAATTTACATGCATCATGGTTGCCAAAATTCTTGGCATCGACGGCATGGAAATCATCGCGGCAGCGCAAATGGAACGAGAGAAAGACGAGGAACGGCGGGAGATTTGGGCGGATTTTCGGAAAAAGTTCGACGCCAAGGTGGGGATCGTCGGACTAAGCCTAGCCCTGGCACTGGGGAGCCTCACTCCGGATAAAGCAATGGCTAATTCGGCATATGTTGAGCGCAACGCCCATGACATTTCTATATTATGTCAAATCTTGTACGTGCCATTTGTAAGCAAACCAGACGCTTACTGGTGACACGAGTCATGTCGCTCCTACGCAACACTCAGCAGAAACTGACACAGGTCTCTTACCTCGCGTCGGTTTCTGCATCATGACTAGGCCGTTTGCTAACTTCCATTGCCGCCCGGACGACCTCTACCGGGCGCTCTGTTTTGGTGACATTGAGGAAATGGCCGCCGAACTCGGCGTCAGCGCGCAACAACTGGCCTACTGGCGACGTGGACGCGAGCCGGTGCCGAAGGCGGTCTTTCTGTGGCTGAATCATCGCGCTGATACGACCCTGGGCAAGCAGTTCGGCCCGTTCTGGGGTTTCCGCCTCAGCCGTTACGGCGAGGCCCTCGAGTGTCCGGCAACCGGCGTTCGCATCCCCTACGACGAAATCGCCATGTTGCCGGAGTATCGGCGCTTGAGTCGGCTGGTGAAGCAGCAAGTCGAGCTGATTGAACGTCTGATGACCGAGCGTGATTTCTATCAGTCGAATTGCCACCAGCAGGCTCGCGCCGGCTGGCTGATCAATCAGATTTTTCCACCTGAAAGTAACTAATACCCTAGAATGACAAAGGCATCACAACCTAGGGGGGCCTATGTCGCACAGTGAAATTCGAAACTCGACGAGAATTCGTTTGCTTGACAAAGTCCGTGGTCATGATTATGGCAAGTATCTATTTAAAGCCAGTATCGTTCGTATTAGAGGATTCTCAGGCGAAGACATCACATTTGATTTTCCTGTCACGGCACTTATTGGTCCCAATGGTAGTGGGAAATCAGCCGTCCTTGGAGCTGCCGGATGTGCATATAAGCCCGTTAAGCCAGGAACCTTTTTCCCAAAAAGTGCGGTTGGGGATGAGTCAATGGGTGGCTGGAGAGTTGAGTACGATTTAATTGATAAGCGGCTCAATCCTAGGCAGCTAATCCGACGAACATCAAACTTCAGGCAGGCAAAATGGGTGCGCGGTGATGTTGTAGATAGAGAGGTTCTCTTTTTTGGCATTGAGCGAACAGTCCCTGCCGGTGAGAAAACTAGATATAAAGCACTCGCGCGATCAACTTATATTCACAAGCTACCTCTTAAGCAACTAAATGGAGAGGTGGCAACTCAGGTTGAACATGTTTTAGGGAAATCGGTAGCAGATTACCGAGTAACCCAGTACGGATTTGATGATACCTTTTTTGTAGGAAAAACAGGTCACAACAACTATTCTGAGTTTCACTTTGGTGCTGGTGAGTCCTCTATTATTAGAATGATTACCCGCATAGAGCAAGCTCCAGAAAATAGTTTAATTCTAATTGAGGAAATTGAGAATGGACTTCACCCGGTAGCAACTCGGAGAATGGTTGAGTATCTTATCGAGGTTGCAGAGAGGAAATCTATTCAAGCAATTTTTACCACGCATAGCGACTACGCCCTTTCAGTACTGCCTGATGAAGCTATTTGGGCATGCATTGATGGTAGGCTCAGGCAAGGAAGGTTATCTGTAGAGGCACTGAGGGCAGTTTCAGGCCGGGTTGATAAAAAACTTGCTATTTTTGTGGAGGATGAATTTGCCAAGGCGTGGGTTGATACTATCCTTAGAGAAAAACTGGCTGCTGATTATGATCAGATAGAGGTGCATGCAGTTCATGGGGATGGAAATGCAGTAGCTACACATCGCAGCCACTCAACAAACCCTGCTGTCACCTTTAAGTCGCTATGCGTTATAGATGGTGACTCATCGCAGCACGAAGATAAAGATGCGGGCATTATCCGCCTCCCAGGTACGCAGCCCGAATTGACTGTGTTTGAAAGTATACGTGGGAAGTTGGATGAAATTTTGGCTGTCCTTACTGTTTCGTGTCAACGGGCTCCGGAAGCGCAGGAGTCAGTCCGCAGAAGTATTGAAGAGATAATACGAACCAACAGAGATCCTCATCTTCTATACAATCAGCTTGGCATAAAAATTGGCTTTATTTCAGAGCCGATAGTTCGAGGTGCATTTTTGACTTTGTGGGTCAGAACAAACCAAGAGTATTGCCAAGAACTAGCCACTCGAGTTCAAAGTCTCATAAAGGCAGTTAGTAACTAACCCCCTCGCCGGGAGCATCCGCTCCGGGGATGATTGGCTTTGCCATCACCCCGGACGGCTGTCCGGCAGGGTATTTCAGTTAGTGGGGGCATCAATGACCGGCCGCCGCAAAGAATGCGGTCTCCCGAGCCGGTCATTGACACCCAGCAAGGCGTCTAGCGCGCTCGATGGCGCGACTGATGGCAAAGACAAGACGTTAGGGTTTCGTGACCTTCAGATTTTCTGCATCCAGCACCCACCCTTTTCTATCCCCGCAAATTACCTCGGTGTAGGCGTCCACCTTACCGTAGACAGTCTCCCCTACTTTGCAGGCAGTCCCCGATTTGCCCGTGAACGCAGGCTTGTCGCGCGCATCATTGATCGCCGCATAGACTGCGGTATCTCGAGTCACGGTTGCATCTGTGTCGGGCGAGGAGCATCCAGCCAGGGCGGCAAGCGCCGCCAGTGTCAAAGCAGGTTTCATCGCTCTGTATAGTGCGACCTAGGCAATTGCATCTGTCTCAGGTCTTGCTATCTGAGCCATTACGGTATCTTCATGCATGAATATTTTCCGTGGATCATATAGCGCGCATGGCCAGCTATCAAATGCGGCGACGGAATCATGCACATACTCTTCAAAGAACTCGCTAATGTATTTAGGCAACGGATTCGGATTAGTCCAGGCACTGTATATGAGTTCCTCATAATCTGTCCTTGGCCGATCGACGTTTTCATTGCCTACGCGCTCATAAGGGTCTTTGATGAAAGGAATGCGATTTACAAGACGCTTATGCTCTGTAACCAACTCTTTGCCCTGCCCTGTCGCATCCTTCAGCTTGCGGCTCGCCCACAGCTTTTCATTTTTCTCGACCTTAATGCGTTCCGCAGGAGCGGATAAGCACGCGGAGCAGTCGGCTTCAGCGGCTAGCCCGGCAAACAGCCTAGTTTGATTCTTGCTACGCTCCACATCCGCATGCCATCTAAAGAATACAGGGCGATGCGCTAGCACTGCCGCGACCAGATTGTCGGACGGACCTCTCACATATTCCATATATTGATGATACTTATTAACGAGATCGTCTTGATCGATCGGGGTGAACTCGCTTCTACGGCTTTTTGACATTTCATCAAACGATTGCAGTCCTACACCGGCTTTTAGCG